GACGTTAAAGGATGCGAAGGATGTGCCTTTGCATACTAGGAAGGCGATTAAGAAAGTGAAGGTTACGCCTACCAGGATGGGCAATGCGATTGAGATTGAGATGCATGATAAGGTTTCTGCGTTGCGTATGCTGAGTCAGCATCATGGATTATTAACACCGGGGCTTGAGCAGAGTAGCCGGCCGTCTGTGCTGGGTATTAATCTGCATGGACCTAACGTGACGGAATATGAGGAGAGTGATGGCAAGGACGAGTAAAGCAAGGGATAGGTCAGCCAGGCGTAAGGAAGATACATCCGGGGTGTTTGGCGGGTTAGATTTGGATTTTAGCACTAGTCCTACGGTGTGGAATTTTCTAGGTGATGATAGTTTTTTCCGGGGATTGATGGGGCCTGTTGGCAGCGGCAAGAGTTATGCCTGTGCGGCTGAGATAATGTTGAGGGCTGTAAAGCAGCCGGTATCTCCTAAGGATGGGATACGTTATACCAGGGCTGTTGTTGTAAGGAATAGTTATCCGGAGTTAAGGACAACAACACTTAAGACATGGCATGAGCTTTTCCCCGAACACGTATTCGGGCCTATGAGATGGAGCCCGCCCTTAACGCATCACATTAAGTTGCCGGCCAGGGGTGATGCAGCAGGGATTGATTGCGAGGTGATATTCCTGGCATTAGACCAGCCCAAGGATGTAAGAAAGCTGCTTAGTCTTGAATTATCTTTTGCCTGGGTCAATGAGGCTAGGGAGTTACCGCTCAGCATTGTCCAGGGTTTGACTCATCGTGTCGGGCGTTATCCATCTAAGGGGAATGGCGGTTGTCCCTGGCGAGGGATATGGGCTGATACTAATCCCATGGCAGATGATCATTGGTGGTATCGCTTATCTGAAAAGGAGAAGGTCCGGGGAAAGTATCGTTGGAATTTTTATAAGCAGCCCCCGGGGATGATTGAGACGAATAGTTCGATGGATGATGCTGTTTTAGGCGGTGGTAAGTATTGGCGTAATTCAAATAGGGCTGAGAATATAAAAAATCTGCCGCAAGGATATTACGAGCAGCAGTTGGGCGATAAGGAGCTGGATTGGATTGAGTGTTATGTTGGCGGTAAATATGTGTATGTTAAGGAAGGCAAGCCTGTCTGGCATGAGTTTGATGATACGATTATGGTGGATAAGGAGCTGGCAGTTGATAACGCCCTGCCCCTTCATGTGGGCCTGGACTTTGGTTTGACTCCTGCGGCTGTGATTGGCCAGCGATATCCATCTGGCAAATGGCACGTACTTGATGAGATTGTAACCGAGGATATGGGGCTGGAGCGATTTGGCCAGATGTTGCTCTATGAGTTAAATATGAAATATCCAAAGCTCGAGGTAAAGGTTTGGGGTGATCCTGCGGGTATGAAGCGCGATGAGATATTCGAGGTAACGGCCTTTGACCATTTACGCACCATTGGGCTGACAGCTCAGCCAACTGCTAGTAATGATTTCCAAGTAAGACGAGAGGCAGGAGCTGCACCTATGCTCCGGCTAGTAGATGGTAAGCCAGGGCTTAGGGTTAATGCCAGGTGTACTAAGCTGCGTAAGGCTCTTGCTGGCGGGTATCATTTTAAGAGGGTTGGTATTTCTGGCGGGACAGATAGGTTTCGAGATGCGCCAAATAAAAATGATTCGAGCCATGTTGGTGATGCGTATGGGTATTTATTATTAGGAGCTGGTGAGCATAGGCGTATGACCAGGGGCGTATCCCGGCATCGATTTGAAGGTGCAGTTGCCAATACCAGTTTTAACATATGGTAACAGCAGATGATATACAGCGATGGTGCGGCTATCGTACCCTTGATTTTCATTACGGGCATATTGCGCTAATGGATTTAAAAGAAGAGGCCCAGCAGCTCGGGGCCTCAGTGCCTAACTATCTGGAGTATATGCAGCGACATACCGAAGGCACCCCGGCATTTACGATATTAGATAGGGGCCATGTTGTATTGAGCTTTGGCATTTATCCTATCTGGCCAGGCCTTGCAGAAGGCTGGATGGTTCCAAGCAATCACATTAATGGCAGGGCAGTTGCGCTATGCAGGGGTGGTAGGGAGATATTCTTGCGTATTGGGAGTGCTATGCAATTGCGTAGATTGCAGTTCATGGTTCGTTCATCTCACTTACAGGCTGTCAGATTTGCAGAGGCTTTGTACTTTAAAGAAGAAGCTACCCTCTCCCGGTATGGGCCTGAGGGAGATGATTATAAAGTTTATGCGAGGTTTTACTAATGGGCGGTATGTTCTCAACACCCCGGGCTCCAACAAATCAGTTTGCAGCTCAGCAAAAAGCAATGGATAGACAAGCTGAGATTTTGGCAAAGCAGGAAGCAAGGCTCGAGTCTGAAGAGATGTCAGCTCGAGGTAGAGCTGCTAGTTCAGCAAGGTCAAGGCGTAGAGGTGGTTATAGATTGCTGCTATCTCCGTCTAGAACAAATGCACAGGTTGGTATTAAAGGAAGTGGAGATACTCTTGGCACCTAAAAAAGTATGGGATAAGCCTCGTCCAAAAGGTTTGGGTAAACCAACAACATTAAGCAAAAAACAAAAAAAACGAGCTATGGATATGGCTCGAAAATCAGGCCGTCCTTATCCAAATCTTGTTGATAATATGAGAGCTGCTCAGAAGTGACCCTCAAGCGTCACCAAAATCCTAAAGGTGGGCTAAACGCTGCGGGTCGAGCGCACTTTAAACGAAAGACCGGGGCTAATCTTAAGCCGCCAGTAAAACGAGGAGATAATCCAAGACGTGCTAGTTTTTTGTCAAGAATGGGTAATATGAAAGGGCCAGAACGTGACAGTAAGGGAAAGCCTACGAGATTACTACTTAGCCTTCGTGCGTGGGGTGCAAGTAGTAAAGCTGATGCTCGTAAAAAAGGGGCATCAATCAGCAAACAAAACAAAGCCAAAAAGTAAAGAGGTCGCGTACCTCAAAGGAAAGAAAGAAAAGCAGCAGCAATCAGCAAACGATTGAAGGGTAAGAAAAATGGCTAAGCTAACACCCCGCGAGATAATGAAACGCTCCGAGAAAGCTGAGCAGCGCAAAGACCAATGGCGTAATATTTACGAGGAGTGTTACGAGTTTGCACTTCCGCAGCGTAATCTTTATTCGGGATATTATGAAGGCAAAACCCCTGGGCAAGACAAGATGGCGAGAGTGTTTGATGCAACGGCTGTAAATTCTACGCAGCGATTTGCCAATCGAATCCAGTCAGCGTTATTCCCGCCATATAGAACCTGGTGCAAGTTGCAGCCTGGTAATGATGTGCCAGAAGAACGAAAAGATGAAATCGGATTATCGCTTGATATCTATACTGATAAAATGTTTGAGGTAATCCGGCAAACAAATTTTGACCTGGCAATGTCTGAGTTTCTACTAGACCTGTGTGTGGGAACAGCCGTGATGTTGGTCCAGCCGGGAGATGAAGATGCACCGGTGCGATTTACAGCAGTGCCTCAATATTTGGTGAGCCTCGAGGAAGGCCCTTACGGTGTTGTGGATAACGTCTATCGTAAGATGAGAGTGCGCCTGGACGTAATCGAAAGACAATGGCCTGATGCAAAACTGCCTGAGGATTTACTCCGCAAGAAACAAGAAACACCAGATGAGGAAATTGATTTAATCGAGGCTACTATCTGGTCAGAGTCAATGCAGACATATTGCTATCATCTGGTTTATGCAAAAGATAAAAAAGAAAATGGCGCAGTAGACCTGGTGTATCGCACGATGGATGTAAGCCCCTGGATTGTAGCCAGGTATATGAAAGTCGCGGGTGAAGTGTATGGGCGTGGGCCTCTTGTCAGTGCGCTACCGGATATAAAAACACTGAATAAGGTTAAAGAGTTAGTCCTTAAAAATGCTAGTATTGCTGTCGCTGGGGTTTATACAGCCGCAGATGATGGGGTACTTAATCCTCAGAATATCAAAATACAGCCAGGAAGTATTATCCCGGTGGCTCGAAATGGTGGTCCAGCCGGTGAAAGCCTGAAGCCCCTGCGCTCAGCAACAGATTTCAATGTGGGTCAGCTTGTTATAAATGATTTGGTTATGGGCATTAAAAAGATGCTGCTCGATGATACCCTGCCCCTGGATACACAGTCAGCCAGGTCAGCAACAGAAATAGGCGCGAGGGTACGTGAGCTATCAACAAACATGGGTGCTGCCTATGGTCGAATGATTGTTGAGGCTATGATGCCTCTTGTAAATCGTATCCTGGCTGTTATGTCCGAGAAAAATTTAATCGATATGCCGCTAAAAGCAGACGGCAAGGTTATCCGAATTGTGCCAGTTTCTCCTCTGGCACAAGCACAAAACATGGAAGATTTGCAGAATGTATTGCAGTTCGCACAGATAGCAGCTTCAGCCGGGCCTATGGGTCAGGTGGCTATAAATCAAGATGAGATGGTTGATTACATTGCTGAGAAGATGGGCGTACCTCAACGCGTTGTAAATAATTCTGAAACTCGAGAGCAAGTCATAATGCAAATGCAAAACACGATGACACAGATGCAGCAAGGCCAGGCTCCAAGTGAATAATGATGAGTTAGATAAAATTTTCGTGAGATGTTTCTCCACGGAAAGCGGGCAGTCGGTGCTCGAGTATCTTCGTAATACAACCATTGAGCAAAGCACCTGGTATCCGGGCGATGATGCAAGTCATGGCTATTACAGAGAAGGCAGAAACTCGATTGTCCGGGATATTGAGAAACGTATTAAAAGAGGACGAGAGACATGAATGAAGACGAATTGGCCGTGAGCGAAAACTCGGAAGAGCCGCAAACCGATAACCAGCCTGAGACTTTATTAAATCCAAAAACAGAAGCTCCTTCTAATGAAGAGCTCGAGGCTATGCCTCATACAACCGAAGAAGAAGACGAAGAGGATGTTGATTGGGGTGAAAGACCTGAGTGGATACCCCAACAATTCTGGGATGAAAAAGATGGCCCAGACGTAGAGGGTGTTTTTAAATCCTATAACGAGCTGCGATCTAAAATGTCAGCCGGCTTGCATAAAGCACCAAAAGACGGGGCTTATGATACTAAGATATTATCAGATGCGGGTGTTGGCGATGAAGATGAAATGCTTAGCGGTTTTGTGGATGTAGCAAAAAACCATGGCATCTCCCAGGATGCATTTAACGAAATGGCAAGTTTATATCTTGATGCGGTTGGCGGGGCTGAAGAGCAAGCCCAAACATCTATAAAAGAAGAAAAGGCGAAATTGGGCCGCAACGCTGATAGAATTATCGAAACGACAGACAAGTGGCTAACTAAGCTAGGCAGCTCAGGTGTGCTAAATGAAAGCGAAGTAAATGCATTAGCTAACGCTTCAAACAATGCTTATTTTATTACAGCTCTTAATAAAATTAGAGAGTCATACAATGAGGCTCCTATCCCTGCGATTGATATCCAGGAAGGTGCAAAGATGACACAAACAGATTTAGCATCGATGATTGCTGACCCTCGTTATGGCAAAGACATGGCCTATACAAACAAGGTGCAGCAAGACTGGTTCGAGGCTTCCGGTGAAATGTAGTGTGTTATACAATAGCTAAATCTATCTGTTGTCAGTTGCAAAGATGTATCCAGGTGATATGTTTGTGTAACTGACAACCTTTACGGCCAGTTATCGCACCTCGGCCCAAACGGATAACCGCTGCGAATTTACCTTTATTAACTTTAATTGGAGAAGCAAATGGCTATTTCTGTAAGTAATGCATTTGTTACCCTCTTTGACTCCGAGGTGAAGCAAGCATACCAGGGACAAAGAACCCTGGGTGGTCTGGTTCGAGAGCGAGCTGTTGAGGGATCAACTGTAAAATTTCCAAAGATCGGCAAAGGCACTGCATCTATAAGAGTGCCTCAAACTGATGTTACACCAATGTCAGTAACCTATAGTCAGGTAACAGCAACCATGGAAGATTTCATTGCGGCTGAATATTCTGACATATTTAACCAGGCAAAAGTAAACTTCCAAGACCGGGCTGAGCTTGTCCAGGTAGTTTCTGGCGCAATTGGCAGACGTATGGACCAAGTTGTTTTAGACGCACTTGTGGCATCTAGCGGCACTAATACTGTGGCTAATTCAGTGGGTGGTTCTAATACAAATCTGAATGTTGCAAAACTTCGTGAAACTAAAAAGAAGATGGATGCTAAAAACGTACCAGGTGAAGGGCGAACAATCATTGCTCATGCCAATAATATGGATGCGCTACTAGCTGAGACTTCTGTAACCAGTTCTGATTTTAACACCGTGAAGGCCTTAGTAACCGGTGAGGTGAATTCGTTTCTCGGCTTTAATTTCGTCTCAATTGGAGACAGAGACGAGGGTGGCCTAGCGATTGACGGCTCATCTGACAGAATTGTTTACGCCTTTCACCGGGATGCTATGGGCCTTGGTATTGGAATGAACCAACAAAGTCGCGTTGATTATATACCAGAGAAAACATCCTTTCTGGTTGCGTCAATGTTTTCTGCCGGAAGTGTCGCAATCGATGCTGAAGGTATAACCAAAATCACTTGTCGTGAAAGCTAAGAGGAGACTGAAAAATGGCATATTCTGCAACAGGTCTACAGCCTATTGGTGGTCAGGGCAAAGCTGGGTCAGCCCCGCAAATGTGGAGCTATACCAGTGCTGACGCAATAGCGGCTGTAAACACCGAAGGGTATTTCAATGCTGCTGCTGACTTACTAAAAGTTGGTGATTTGATGTATGTACATGATAGTGCAACTCCCACCGGGAGCCTCGTCATTGTCTTATCAAACACAGGCACAGTAGTTGACGTATCAAACGGAACAACGATTGCTGTAACTGACAGCGACTAATTTCTCCTGGGAGAGCGAGATGGCATCTGGCGATACAAAATTATCAATATGCAGTGATGCGCTGATAATGCTAGGGGCTGCCCCGCTCTCCTCATTTTCTGAGGGTACTGATGCTGCCCAAATCACAGACCGGTTATATGATGATATCCGGGACTCAACTCTGGGGATGCATCCCTGGACTTTCTCATTTAAAAAAACGCAGTTAAGCAGAACAACTGATACACCCGTGAATGAATACAAATATGAGTATAATTTACCAGGTGACAGAATTAATAATGTCCGAGCCGTATTTACAAATGGCACATCTGCTGCAAGCCCTATTCAATATGGCTGGGAGATTTTCGGTGATAAACTTCTTACAAGCGAAGAAGAAATATACGTAGATTATCAGTTTGCTACTAATGAAGGCGAAATGCCTACTTACTTTATTCAACTATTAAAATACATGGTAGCCTGGAATATTGCTGAGACTGTTACGGACCAAATCACAAAAGCAGAATATTTTAGAACAATCGCGATGGGAACACCCTCAGAAAACATGAGAGGTGGTTTTTTTAGAGTCGCAACATCAATAGATAGTCAGAGCCGTCAAACAGAGGCGATAGAGGATTATAGCCTTATATCGGTGCGTGGATGAGCCGACTTGTTCAGATACAAACAAATTTTAGTGTAGGTGAGATTGACCCGTTACTGCGAGCTAGAATAGATTTAAAACAATATTACTCAGCTCTCGAGACTGCTAAAAATGTAATTATACAGCCGCAGGGCGGTGCTAGGCGAAGAGAAGGTTTACGCTTTATAACCTCTTTGGATAGCGGTGCTGCCAATGGAGTGCGGCTGATACCGTTTGAATTTAATACATCTGATAGCTATATGTTTGCTATTACCGCTGGCAAGTTATATGTGTTTAGAGACAAAGCGTTAGTTACTAATATTAATGGAACAGGTAATAACTTTCTTGCTGTATCTGAGATTACGGCTGCGATGTTATCAACACTGAGATTTGCTCAAAGTGCAGATACAATAATCTTCGTACATGAAGACCTTGAGCCTATAAAATTAGTACGTGGTGCTAATAATTCTACCTGGACCAAATCAACTATCTCATTTACTGAGCGGCCTTATTACCCATTTACTTTATCAACTTCAAACCCTGCTGCTGATATTACACCAGATAGTACAACTGATAATGTAAAAATTACAGCTAGTTCCTCTGTCTTTGCATCATCTAATGAACATCAATACATAAACATACTTTCTACTTTCGGGCGGCTCAGAATTGTAGATTATGTTAGTGGTACTGTTGTAAAGTGTGTTGCTGAGGTTCCACTATTCTCAACAGATGTTATCTCTCAAAATGATTGGGAGCTTGAGACAGGATACGAAAACGCCTGGTCGAGTACAAAAGGCTGGCCTAAATCCATAACTTTCCATGAAGGC